TAACATAAGACTACTAAAAGGTCAGTCTTCTATTGGAACTTACAATACAACGAGTTTCACTGAAGTCTCTACTACTGTAACTCAATTTCTCCCTTTCGCTCTGAATATGAGAAATTTCACTATTAGGCAGGAGTTCGCTTTTATCGATAGATCAGCTTTTGATAGTCCAAGGATATCTCCTAACCTAGCTCAACTTTTAAGCTATAAAAGTCACGATGAATACTACAAAAATGGTATGCCAGAAGTAGCTTTCGCAACGGAGACAGCTACAAATCGAGAGAGCAGGGATAAACTTTCTCCTCCCGAGATACGATATACGGAATGGTATCTAGCGTCTTCTGTAGTTTCAGACGACGTCACTATTAATACAAAAAGCAGCAGGACGGATTCCAGTTACTATATACCAGATGCTGGACTTCCAGCAGAAACATCTGCGCTCAATAATCTATTCTATTTCCCTAAGGATGATAACGTCGAGATCGTAGATAATAAAACTAACTCGATGAGCTTCGACAATGACGGCGATATAACTCAAATCGCGAAAGGTCATTTCACTTGGACTACCGATACAGATGATTCTGTAAGATCTACTTCCTCTAAATTTCTGAAAATTCTAGAGCTTAAAGGGGGATTAATAAAACTTACTAATCCTAAATCATATTTAGAAGACGGGGCTAGAAGTGGTAGATACCAGTATGTGTTCGGAGGGAACAATGAATACGACGAAAATGGGACTATCCTATTAAGGGGCGATGCTTCTGTAACTGTCTTTGATCAAAGTGATGGATCGACTATCCTAGAGCAGTCACTATCCGCGTCGGAGGCTGATAAAACATACAACCTCGCTAAAGGAAAAGGGATACTATCGTTATCCGCCCCAGAGAAGCGAGTATTAGTTCCTTTCGTTTATAAGAATCAACCCCTCCAGACGAGCAGAAATAGACCTGAGTTCTTCGTTCCTTCCTTTACTTCTCCGACGGGATCTTACGGATCTAGTAGCTACTACTCGTATTACTACTACTACTAGTTGAAATTTGACAGGAGCGAACATCCTATCTTTATAGTTTACACCTAAATAAAATAGCTATAGGATCTTATTTACACAAACTCGTGTGACTCAAAGAAAACTATAATAACTATTAATTAAGTGAATGAAAATAGCAACCGTAATCGTAGCAACAAAGTCCTACTTGGATCCACTTGAGGTTTGTCTTCGACGCGCTAAGACAGCCATAGAACACTCCGGTACCGAAATCGACCATAAGCTTATTGTTGTTACCGACGAAGCTAGTAAGCGCACTATAGAGGCGCTTGTGGATGGTTTTCAAAACTCTCAAGTGATTTCTATTGCGATGGGTGAAAGTGGCGAACACTACAAGAAAGATCGACAGATTCTTATTGCATCCTTGCAGTCAACCGGGTTCGATGCTGCACGAAATTGGGGCTGTGACTTTCTATGGAGCGTAGAAGCGGATGTCCTAGTTCCTTATAATGCTCTTTCCGTTTCATTAGAAATGCTTAGCTTCGACGATGGGTATTATGATGTCGCTTTCGTCACTTACCCTTCGCAGGGAGGAGGAAGCTTTCTAGGCGGCTATGGTAGCTATCGCCATCCGATCGCGGAGGACTATCTACCAGAGGAGAGGATTATTCCTAGTAAGCTGCAGCTACTAATGGATGAATGCGAGAAAAGGCTAAACGATAAAGATATCGAACGAGAGTCTATCGAGAAAGAGCATAAAAGAATGGGACGCATACGCGATCTTATTAAGAAGTGTCCTCCTAGCGGAAACGTCTTCGAGCTTAACGCTAAGAAATGGAGGCGCCGAGGATGGCTCGATAATAGTCACGTCGGAACAGGTCGAGGAGCAGTCATCGAGACGGACTGGACTGGACTAGGTTGCACTTTAATGTCTAAAAAGGCGGCAGCTCTAGCGCACTTCGACGGATACGACGGAGGAGGAACGCAAGATCTATATCTTAACTGGCACAAGTGGCATCCAGAAGGACTCCGCTTCTGTTGTATTACGCACACAGTCTGCGATCACGTAGTAAGAGACGACAAGGCGGAAGGAGGACTTACTACTCTAAAGAGCTATCACGAACCGGAGGGAGAGACTAAAGGACATCTGCGCTATAGGAGAGTCCCATTCCATAAATTTATATGAAGAGACTACTAATAACAGGCAGCGCAGGCTTCGTCGGATCTCATACGGCTAAATGGATCCTGGAGAATACAGAATGGGAAGTCGTCGGACTCGACTCCTTTAGACACATGGGAGACGCAGAGCGGATCTCTGCGGATCCTCGATACTCGATGATCTGTCACGATCTTAACGCTCCCATCTCGAAGCGAACTGCGGCTCGTATCGGAGACATCGACTACATTATCAACTGCGCGTCTATCTCGCACGTAGACACATCGATCGAAGATCCCGTCTTCGTATGGGAGTCAAACACTCGACTAATAGGAAACATCCTACAGTATGCTCGAGAGCTTCCCAGTCTAGAGAAGTTTATCCACTGCTCTACGGACGAAGTCTTCGGATCCGCTTACGGCGACCATTGTCATCACGAATGGGACGTCATCGCTCCCTCTAATCCTTACGCAGCATCTAAGGCTGCTCAAGACGCTCTCTGCTTCGCTTACTGGCGAACATACGGAACTCCGATCGCGATAACGCACTGTATGAATATGATCGGGACGATGCAGGACGCAGAGAAGTATCTTCCTAAGATCGTATCAAGAGTCCACAAAGGGGAGATGGTTACAGTCCATGGTCAGCCAGATAAAGTAGGATCGAGGATGTATATCGACTGTAGGAACCTAGCGGACGCTTGGCTCTTTATGCTCCAGGAGATCGACTTCGCGACCTACGGGGAAGAAGATCGCATGACTAAATTTAACATCGCAGGAATTGAGGAGATAACGAATCTAGAACTAGCGCAGAAAATCGCTACTCGAATGGATGAAAACCTAATCTACGAGTTTGTAGACTTTCACAAGACTAGAGCAGGACACGATCTCCGTTACGCTCTAGATAGCAGTAAGATCTACGCTGCAGGATGGGAGCCTCCTATCGACCTCGATCAGACCTTCGACGAGGTTATCGAACACGTCCGAAAGCATGAAGCCTGGCAGGAGTAATTGACAATAGAGTTATTTTAAATGGGACAAAATCTATTCATAAATTTCGACGCAGAATCTCTAAACTCTTCTCGCTGCATCGCGGCAGATGACTTACGCAATAAGAGATTCTCTACGTTCGTCGCTGGAGATAGTCTAGTCTTCGACTTGTTTCTAACAGGCTTTGAGGGATTACTTAACATCCAAGACTACCCAGTAGTCCGAATGGGAATAGGGGACTTAAACGCTCGTCCAGAATCTGGAACATACGAGGTCGGCGGCTTCTCTTTAGACTATAACCATAGCGCAGCAGAGCTAGAAGCGACTATCGAATCCGCTACTGGGAATGGTTGCACAGTCGTAGAGCTTGCTCCGTTTGTTTTCAAAGTATCATTCGACGCAGTAGGAGCGCAGGCAATCCCAGCGATAGACTCGTCCGATCTTACCCCTCGCAGCACAGTAGATAGACAGACTCTACAATTAGGAGACGCTACGACTAAGGAGATATGGCTATGGCGTCTATACGCTAATCCTGTCGCGTTTACAGATGCATTCACAAACATCGCGGGCGACGGAGTTCGAGGAACTATTGCTCTATCGACAGCAGGAATCTATGATCTACTCGGAGACGCTACATCTGTTAAGACATTCTTCGAGATCGAGCTTACGGATTCTCTCGGAGATATTATCACAGTCCTACAGACTCGAATCGATTTGACTGGTGAAGTTATCGGCGAAGGGTTCGCAGGATATATCCCTAGTTCTACTCCTCTATCTGTCAAAGCCTCTGAGTTTTTAGAATCGTTTAGTAACACTAATTTATTAAATTCTTCTTTGCCGACAATCGATGGTCGTTTAACGATCGCTAATAGCAATAGCGTAGACTACGCTCTAAAGTTACCAGATGGATCGTCGGACGGATATATCCTACGTTCGGACACAGGAGGAAATGCAACATGGTCGAAGCCAGCTCCGTCTTTCCCATATACGACATCGATAGAAAATGGAGTCGCAATAACTGCGGACTTATCTTCTACGACTGGAGCTAGTGGATTTAGCGGAAATCTGCTACTTACGAGTATATACGCAGGATCTAACTTAACGGATTTAGGAGCGAATACTTTTAGCGGTTCGACAAACTTAACGCAGGCGATTATCACAGCTCCGCAGAATCTATCTGATAACTTGTTTTTAAATTGCAGCTCACTAGCTAAATTAGAAATACCTTACGGAGTGGAATTTACGGGCAACTCTACTTTTAAGAACTGCACTAGTCTAGCGAGCTTCGACTTCCCAGACAGTATGTATGTAACAGGAACTGACTCTTTTAGAGGATGCACTTCTTTAGTTAATATCGGAGCGACGTTCCCATCCCTTATGAATACTATCGGGACATATTCCTTTGCTGAATGCACAAGCTTAGAGACTGCCCTATTCGATGTCGCCGACTTCTATCAAATTAATACTGGAGCGTTCCGAGGATGCACTAGCCTACAGAGATTTAGATCTAATGCTATCTACGGGATCGGAGGTTTCGCTTTCGAGGGATGCACTAGCCTTACTCTTCTAGAGTTCGGAGACTACGACGACAATCTGGAGGAACTCGGAGAGTCCTGCTTTAGAAACTGCACATCACTTACGATAATAGATATCCCATCTAGTCCGATCGGAGTTACTCAAACTTTCCAAGCAGCAGTATTTAGAGACTGCACAAGTCTAGCGACAATCAATTTATATAATCTCACACCTCCGACTCTTGTCGGATCTAATCACTTCTTAAACGTAGCGGCGACAGAGATCCACGTTCGAGCTGGAGCTACTGGTTACGGAACGACGTTCGGTGGATTAACTGTAGTCTACGATTTACCAGAGCCTACTTAATCGTGAAGCGCGGGAATAACTACATCATCTTCGGAGATAAGCAGATCGCTATGATCGGTAAAAGCGGATCGTCCGCTATCGCTAAGGCTATCTATTTAAAGTTAAAAAACGATGATCAAATAACGCAGCAGGAATTAGAAGCAACAGGAGCAGGCTTTCAGCACAAAGTCTTACAAAACCAAGATCCATACTTTCCAATGATACCAGTCCGAGATCCAGTCGAGCGATTTAGATCTGCCTGCGCACAGGAGGATAGAACAGCAGCGCAGGAGATAAGTAGACTCGAGAGAGGGCGCACAAGTTACCACACGAAAAAAACAAGCTCTTATTTATTCTCTCCGTGTAGGCTTTATAAATTCCCAGAACATATAGAAGAAATAACTAAAGACCTAGGTTTAGATAATATTCCTCCTATGAATATCGGAGAACATAACAATCTCCCGAAGCCTATCTTAACGGAGGAAGAGATACAGAAAGTCGAGGAACTTTACGCAGACGATTTAGAACTCTTTAACTCCATCGAAACGGCAGGGCAAATTTATAACTAATGAACGAGCAACTTATCGAACACTTTAAAATCTGGGGGACTCTAGGAGTCGCGCAGATGACAGCCTCTATCTCGAGCGCGAACGATCTCGCTAGCATCTTCGCTCTTATCTGCGGAGGTCTAGCTTCGCTCGCAATCGCTTGGTGGCACATCTTTAAAAAATAAATTATGACTCCAGAACTACTAGCAATGCTCGGAGGCGGCGTAAGCGGCTTCGTAATGAAAATGATAGCAGCGCAAGCAGATAGCCAAGCGCGACTTTTTGAGCGCATGATCGCCAGGCAGACTGTAGCAGATAATTCTGCAGACAAAGCAGCAGCTCGAGGCGGAATTTATATGCGTCGTGCTATTACGGCAGCAGTTATCTTTGCCATTGTGATAGCCCCATTTGTCTTCGCGTTTACCGACATAGGTGTTAGCATCCAATCGGAATCGAAGGGATTCCTAGGGCTATTTAAGCGTCTAGAGTGGTCCACTGTACAGGGTTTTGTTATCCTACCGGAGATCCGCCAGACAGCTTTGGCGATAGTGGGATTCTACTTCGGATCCTCGCAGGTCAAATAGGTGGAGAGAGAGCTAAAGATCGACTGCTCTAAACGTCGATCAAAACAGTAAAAAAAATATGACTCCTTCGCAACAGCTCGCCGTAGACGTATATCTAGAAGCCGGATCTTATCGCAAGGCTGCTAAAATTTTAGGACAGAACGAATCGACTGTCCGCAATAAAATAAAGCGGCTAGAGAAACTAGGGAAGGTTCCCTGGGGATCTCCTGCTCCTAGTCCGAATCATTTAGCAGTAAAGAGTTCGACCGTCCAGTATAACGGAAAAGGCGAGGTTATCCAGGAATGGCGGCGGCAGTTTCCGACTCTCGAGCTAATGCAGGACGTTGTAGACGGACTCTGCGATCAAGCGAAAGGTAAAGGAAAAGCTCCCAAGGTTAAAAAAAGAAAAACTAGCAACGATATTTTATTTGAGATTGATCTGTTCGACGCTCACGTGGGCATGTATGCAGACGAAAGGGAGACTTTAGACAGCGACTACAATTGCGATGTTGCCGCTAAGAGAATGGTTGAAGCAACCACAGCTCTTGCCGAGAGAGCAACGACTCCAGATAAGTGCGTTATTGTATTTGGCGGTGACATGCTTCATGCCGACAATAGAAGTAACCAAACGCCAGCAAGCAAACACGCACTAGATGTAGACACTAGATACCATCGAGTGGTTAAGTACGTTATTGAAGCTTGTACGACTTGTATTGATATAGCTGCAACTATTGCACCGAAAGTCGAGATTGTTGTTTTAGAAGGTAACCACTCTGCCCACTCCGAGCTATGGCTCGCGCAAGTGCTGGTTGCTTATTATTCTCAATGTCCGCATGTTTCTGTTATGCTTTCCCCAAGCTCTCGCAAGCAAATGGTATGGGGAAATAATCTATTAGTTTGGGCGCATGGAGATAAAATCGCAGCTCAGAAGTGGGCAATGATTGTAGCCGCCGAGTTTGCTAAAGAATGGGGAGCTACAAAATACCGCCATTTAAAATGTGGTCACGTACACCACAAAAAAGCATTGGCTCCCGTTGTTATCGACGAGCAGAGTGGTCTTATAGTAGAGTACCTAGAAGCGTTATGTGCTACTGATGCTTGGCATGCTGGCGCCGGTTTTGTTGGATCGCAAAAAGGTGCAAGTGCATTTGAGTACCACAAAGAAAAGGGGCTAATGACACGATTTTATCAAGGAGTTTAACCACATTACTAAACTACATTATGCCGACACCAGAGGAAGATGCATTTGAAACGGCAAAAGGAATACTTGGCGAGCACTTTCCCAACTATGCAATCGTGGCACAAGACAGCGAAGAGAATATTTGGCAAGATAATAACAACTCACTTATTGGAAAGTGTTTATTCCAAGAAGCCTTGTACTTAATAGAGGAGGAGCGAAAGTGGGAGGATCAAGAGTGTGAAATAGACTGGGAAGATGATGATGATTAAAACCTGATTAAGGGGTTTACACACCAATTTCATTGGCCCATGTTCGTATTTAATTAATTAATAACAATAATAAACATGACAAAGATACCAAAGCCAAATGGAACCGTGGACCAAATTTACTCACTTTGGGAAACAAAGGGAGCATCGGAAAAGCGAAGAGCATACTTAGGAGTTAGCTCGCTAGGTAGTAACTGCAAAAGAAAGCTATGGTATGGCTTTCGACATTGCGACACCCCAAACTTTACTGGAAAAACATATCGATTATTTAACCGTGGGCATTTGGAAGAAAATCGATTCGTAGAAGACCTAATAGACATCGGATGCGAGGTTCACGAATTCGATGCCGACGGTAAACAATTTGAGGTGTCTGCTATTAATGGTCACTTAAAGGGACACACTGATGGATTGGTAAAAGGATTACCTGAGTCACCAGATACTTGGCATTTGTTAGAGTTTAAAACTAGCAACCAAAATAGCTTTAATAAACTAAAAAAGAATGGGTTAGAAAAAGCAAACTTTGTCCACTACGTCCAAATGCAAGTGTACATGGCGCTAATGGATTTGACCAGAGGCATGTACTTAGTGGTTAACAAAAACGATGAAAGCATTTATTCCGAAAGAATTAAGATCGACAATAAGTTAGTCCAGCAACAACTATCTTATGCTTCTACTATCGTAGACTCATCCTTACCACCGGAAAAAATATCCGAGGATTCAAATTACTTCGAATGCAAGTTGTGCCCATCCCGAGACTTGTGCCACGGTACGTCCGATATTGCAGTTCCAATTACAACCCTAAGTTGTCGCCAATGTGTCTATAGCTCACCTATTGAAAAAGGTGAATGGAAATGTTCTAAGCATAATAAAATAATAGACGGAACTCCATGCCGAAACCACTTGTTTTTACCATCACTAATTACGTTTGCCGATGCAACTGATGTTCGAGTTAATTCGAAGGGCGACGAGGTAATGGAGTACACTAAGAAGGACGGAACTATTTTTGAAAGTGGTGGTGACATTGGAAATGGTCAATATAGTAGCCAGCTTTTAACTTACCTCGGCAAAGATCTATCTACTAAATCTTCTAGAGGAATAGAAGCCATGAATGAAATCGAGAAAGAAAAAAGGCTATTGCCACTTCAAGATAAATATAACTCCAAAAATAAAGAAGTTGATAAAGTGTGGTCAGGTGATACTAGGCTATTAAGAGACGCTTGGAATAAAATAATTAAATTACCAATGGGAATAACAAGCCAAGAAGAAAAAGGGGAAAGCTGGTACGCAATTGAATTTGGCTCTGATGGTTGTATTATTGTCTTTAATACAGGTTACTCAGAAATACGAACAATAAATAAAAACTAAATGAATATGTCTAAAGAAAAAATAAGCAAGAAACAGGCTATCTTAATAGCCGAGGAACAAATAGAAGCAATTCTACAAAACCTAGAGCACCAATATAGCATTCGTGCTTTTCGAATTGTTGTTCTATCCGAGTTGGGTGAATCTCCAGAGATTGGCTTGATTGTCGATGAAAGGGGGATTAAATAATGAGCTTCGATTTAAACTCAATTAAGAAAGAGCGAGTGGTTAAAGCACCCCGTATTATACTGTTAGGCGTCGAGAAAATTGGCAAATCTACATTTGCCGCTGGATCGGATAACCCTATCTTTTTGCCGATTAAAGGTGAGGAGGGTGTAGATGACTTGGGAGTTGCAAAATTTCCGGTTGCTAAAAACTACTCGGATGTAATAAAATCCATTAAAACATTGGCAGCGGAAAAACACGACTACAAAACCTTTGTTATTGACAGTGCGTCGGCTCTAGAGCCACTCATCTGGGAGAAGGTTTGCCAAGAGGCAGATGTAGAGTCCATCGAGAAAGTTGGAGGAGGTTATGGAAAAGGCTACACCGAGTCTTTGTATAAATGGAGGAACTTAATGGATGGAATTGACCGACTCCGGGAAAAGGGAATGGCTTGCATACTTATTGGACACGTTAAGGTTAAAGTCTTTAACGATCCATTAGGGAATAGCTATGATCAATATAGCTTTGATATTAATGATAAAGTGCATGCTTCATTAGCGAGGTGGGCAGACTGCATCTTATTTGGTAATAGCAAAACAATCGTTAAGATCGAAGACGTTGGGTTTAACAAGGAAAAGAAAATAGGTAAAGATCCATCCGGAGCA